TAAATAAGAGGGTCCTTAGGGACCCTTTTTATGTGGGTAATTATAATTTTCTTTACACTGTTTACAGTAATACTATTTTTATCATCTCTTCTACAAGACCTCTAGGACCTCCTAGAGGTCTTTCTATGTAAATAGTAGTACACAACCCACACAGAGGGTTCTAGTGTACAGGGAACCACACTTACAGAAGAAATCAGATGGGTGTGCTGCACTGTGGCACATCTGGTATAAGTTGTATCTTGCTAAAGATCCGTTAGCAAAAACGGCAAGGAGAGCCTGGTGCAAATGTGCAGATGAACTAGGTGAAATGGTTAATCAGGAAGTCAAGACAAACCCCAGATATAGAGATATAAGGAAAATATAGATAGAGTAGTTGCAAATACCTAATGAGATTTCTTTTCTCTCTCTTTGCTACACTCTTCTTTGCCCTTCCTGCTTGGGCAGTTGATGTTCAGATGGGTGCCAATGGTAACCTAGTGTTTGAACCAGCAGAGGTTTCTATTGCTGCTGGTGAATCAGTTCACTTTGTCAACAATATGCTCCCTCCACACAATGTAGTGGTAGAAGATCATCCTGAGTTGTCTCATGAAGGTCTCGCTATGTTACCAGGCGAAGACTTTGAGTTGACATTCCCAGAACCAGGAGACTATACTTATTGGTGTGCTCCCCACAAAGGTGCTGGAATGATTGGAACTATTCATGTCTCATAATCACAACTATGAACCTATGCCTGCTTGGGTTCCCTGGGCAGGTGTAGGACTGATGATGTTCACCGTCATCATCTTTGTGGTATTTACTCTTAGTGTAATGTACTTTGGATAACATGGAGCACTTACTTATCTTTGGATTTGCTTTTTTGTTGACAGCAACAATGGAAGCAACTTGGCCCATTAAAAAACCTAACTGATGAATCACGCAGATCACTCAACCTTCGAACATCTTATTCACATGCTACTCTGCTGCATCGCTGGTCTAGGTATCGGCACCCTAGCAGTCTGGGGATACAATCAAATCAAATCAAATAAGAATCACAATCCATAATGGAACATTTACTTGGCAACATATTAGTAGTTGTCACTGTCCCATTTGTAGTAGTCACCTTATACTTTGGCACCAAAGGTGGTTACTATGACACTGATAAGTATGATGGGGATGGAACAGCACACAAAGTCCTCAAATAGTTGACTTCTTTTATTAAGTAATGTAAACTAAATAAGAGAAGTAAATTTGGAGGATAATGGTATCTTCAACTCTTTCACAACCAATTCAACAAAGGGGGTGGTTTGATGTTCTCGATGACTGGCTTAAGCGTGATAGGTTTGTTTTTGTCGGTTGGTCTGGCCTTCTCCTTTTCCCTACAGCTTATCTCGCTCTTGGCGGTTGGCTTACAGGAACCACCTTTGTTACCAGTTGGTACACCCACGGCATTGCGAGTTCATATCTTGAGGGGTGTAACTTTCTTACTGCTGCTGTTTCTACTCCTGCTGACGCTCTCGGACATAGCCTTCTACTCCTTTGGGGTCCTGAAGCACAGGGAGATATCGTCCGCTGGTTCCAACTTGGGGGACTCTGGAATTTTGTGGCGCTCCACGGAGCCTTCAGTCTTATAGGTTTCATGCTCAGGCAATTTGAGATTGCCAGACTAGTAGGGATTAGACCATACAATGCGATTGCTTTTTCTGGTCCTATTGCTGTATTTGTCAGTGTATTCCTCATGTACCCTCTCGGGCAGTCCAGTTGGTTCTTTGCGCCGTCGTTTGGAGTTGCAGCAATCTTTAGATTCCTTCTATTCCTCCAAGGCTTCCACAACTGGACGCTTAACCCATTCCACATGATGGGAGTTGCAGGAATTCTAGGTGGTGCTCTTTTGTGTGCTATTCACGGTGCTACTGTAGAGAACACGCTATTTGAAGATGGCGAACAATCAAATACTTTTAAGGCATTTGAGCCTACACAAGAAGAAGAAACTTATTCTATGGTTACTGCCAATAGGTTCTGGTCTCAGATCTTTGGCATTGCGTTCAGCAATAAACGCTGGTTGCATTTCTTTATGCTTTTTGTTCCAGTTATGGGGCTTTGGACTTCTTCTATTGGTATTATTGGTCTGGCACTTAATCTGCGTGCGTATGATTTTGTATCACAAGAGATACGAGCAGCAGAAGATCCAGAGTTTGAAACCTTCTACACAAAGAACATTCTATTGAATGAAGGTCTTCGTGCTTGGATGGCACCTACTGACCAACCACACGAAAACTTTATTTTCCCAGAAGAGGTGTTGCCAAGAGGCAATGCTCTGTGATATACTGAGGGTCTCCAAGACCCTCTTTTTTATGCTATATAATTTTTCAAATGGCCAAAAAGAAAAAAAGTAAAAGGAATAAGGTCTGGAGACTTTGGGCAAAAGCTTTAGGAGAAAAGTCTGGTAAAGATGACAGAGAATCTGATACTATTGCTTGGATACGCACCTTTATTTTTGTTTCTTACTTGGTCACTAATGTGGCTATTGTGGCTAATGCAGTAAGACACTGGAATGATAACAACAGAGACACCTCACAAGTTGAGAGAAATTATTCAAGACACTTGGCCTAACCTTTACTACCTGAAGAGAAATGATCGGAAACTTGGAACCAGAGGAGAATGTGATGAAGGAGAAATTCCCAAGCGCTGATATGCTGGGACAACTTGCTATTGCTTTGGGCAAGATGGACTGGAGTCCAGATGATGAACTTCGTGTCAAGATTGGTGGGGTTGCCAACAGTGGCATCCACCAGACAGAAGATGCCAATCCAAGATGGGCAAAACCATTTGGAACAGTGAGTTATCAAAGTGATGCATTCATTGTCATTGAAAATGTGACCAGGAACCCTGTAGTTCCTTCACAACCTAACCCTGAATTGAAGCAAAAACATGAGTACACAGGACCCCAAACTAATTGATGATGCCTTCACTGTAGAGAAGGCACGATTCCTTTGGCACAGTAAAGACAAAGAAGGCAATGGACTTGTTTCAGCACTGTCTGAGCAGAGTTGTATTGCTGCCACTCGTTTCTATCTAAAAGGAAAGCAAGAAGGGTGGGATGAGAAGACCAGTCATGTTGTAAATGATGGAGTTGTTGGAGGTAAACTCTAAATATGAAAGAGAAATTCCCTGTTGATCACGTTATCCTTGAAGACAAAAAAGAAGTTTGGATGAAAGGAAGTTATATCCTTTCTCTGGGCGCAACTGCCATCCAAAAGAAATTCTTTCCTGAATACAAACTCTGCTTTACTTCTCAAGAAAATTTCAACAAACTTAAGAATCAATGATCTTTACAGTTTACTCCAAAGACAACTGCCCCTATTGCTCTAAGGTTGAGAAGGTGCTACAATTAGCAGACCTACAACACGTAGTCTACAAGTTGGGTACTGATTTTACAAGGGAGGAATTCATTTCTGAATTTGGAAACAATGCCACTTTCCCTCAAGTTATTGAGAGTGGAAGAAACATTGGTGGTTGTACTGAAACTGTCAAGTATCTCAAGGAAAACAATTTAGTCTAATGGATATTGTTAACTATGACATGTATGGTCTTCTTGAAAAGGCAATTGAAGATGCCTTTGATGGGAAGATGACTCTTGACTTCTATTCTTATCTAAGGAGCAATAAAGTTCTGAAGAGAGAAGTTGAAGAGTTCATTGAGAGCACTGTTGCAGATGAAATCAGTAGTCTTGTAATGGACCTGGAAGAATATCTTGAGGGTGGTTCAGATGATGTCCATAAGCAATTGAGGGAGGGGTATGGTCACATCTCCAAACCTCAGGCAAGGAAAATCAAAACTTATCTGTATAAAATACTTGAGGATGCTTGGCAGTATGAAAGAGACAAGAGACCAGGAAGACGAAAGAAGTCCTCTAAATAAATCAGACAACCAACAACCCTTATCTATGAATAGGGGTTTAGAGTTGCTTTTAAGAAAAAACAGAAAGAGGGAGGAAGTTCCAAAAACTTTTCAAGTGAAGTTTGGGAAACTCTTTTCTCTCTTTAACCGAGAGATTGACTTTTACCTAGAACTTCATCTAGATTTCAAAAAAAGAATCTCTCGGAGAAAGTAAATGCAGGCAGCAATTCTTACACTCAGTTCTCTAATTTCAGTTCTATTCCTCCTTGTAGGACTGGTAATTGGATATATTGCACAAGAATATCTTCAGGAGATCAAAATCAATAAGTATCATCCTGAAATGTTTGATGAGAACGGAGACCTTATCCCAGATGAAATTTTAGCAGTGAGGTTTGACAATGACTTCTCCGACTACGAAGAAGAAGACGATTAAAAAGACTGCAACTCCAGCAGCAACTACAAAACTTCCCCCCAATCCCTTTATCTTTGAGATCCTTGACCTTGCAAGTAAGCAGAGGTCTAATGCAAAGAAGGTTGAAGTTCTGAAGCAGTATGGGTTTGATGGTCTGAAAGCCATCCTCATCTGGAACTTTGATGATACTGTAATCACAATGGTTCCAGAGGGAGAAGTTCCTTATGAGAAGAATGATGTTCCTGTTGGAACAGATCACACATCTCTTCGTAAGGAATGGAAAAACCTTTACCACTTTGTAAAAGGTGGAAATGATAGTCTCTCACAGACACGTCGTGAGAGTATGTTTATT